GAACCAGTAGAACCATCTTCAGCTCCCCACTCGTTACGTGTACGACCTAGTTGTTCTCTAGCAGTTTGTGGATCTACTTCTGATATATGTGCACCTTGATGCCTGTCAGCTATAGGAGCATTTTTATCTGCTCTAAATTCTGTTTCACCTTTACGTAATTGTGCAAGACCGGCTTCTATTGTTTGTTTTTCTACACTATTATTACGTGCTATTATCTGTTGTTTGACTTTGCTACTACCTTTACCTAGCATCCAAAGTGCACCATCAAATGCAACTCCGATACCCATACCTTCTATAATGTTTTTTATTTTCATTATAATAGGATGGTCAGTATCTTTAGTAGTTAAAGGAGTATCTGCCCAACCATAGTGTTTTGTTATAGTACCTAGTGCGTTGTGTCCGTCTGATGTTTTAGATACAGTATCAGACAAAGCACCAATACCGGCAGCTCTTGTTACGCTACCTGCTTTAAGTAATGCTGTGGCACCACCGGCTAGCAAAGGTATACCTGTCACAGCTAATCCTTTAGCAGCAGCGACTGTACCTAATGCCATTGTACCAAAGTGCACAGCACCTCTCATTAGATTACCCCACCATGTTTTAGTTACAATAGGATCACTGTAACTATTAAATGGTTGCCAATCTGGTTCATAAAAACCTTTTTCTTTTCTTTCCTTTGCCATTTCTCCAGAGAGTGCATCTATCGTACGCTCTGGAAATGTAGCAACGGAAGAGGCGGTATCTTGGAAACCGCCTGTTACCGCAGATTGTGCTTCTTTTGCAACTGCTTTTAAACCCCACTGGTCTGCTTCCCTTGGGTCAGCCTGTTCAGTTAATGCTTTCTGTTCTGTGTCATACTCAACTTGTTTTGCCTCAGCCGTAGCTTCGTTCTGTCTTTGTCTGTCCGCAAATTCACCAACAAGTTGTGCAGCATCTTCAACAGCAGAAGGATCTAATTCAAATTCTTCCATAATTAATTATATACTAGCATCCACGAGTGCCTTAGCAACTGCGGGAAGCAAATTTCCTAATTGATTCATAGGTGGTACGACTCCAACAATATCATAGAATTGCTGTTCATCTGCTTTTGGTACATTAACTAATCTTTTAAAACCGGGCATGCCGTTTAGTCCATGACCTCTATTTACCTTTTGTCTTAATCGACCTAGTACAAGAGCTTTCTGTGTTTGTTCATCGAACATATCTTGTAAGTCAAATGGCATAGATGATTCTGTTAATACCTGTAATAATCCTTCTTTAGATATATTGTACATACCAAAGCTATCATATTCTGTAGCAAGACCTAGGACTTCTCCTATAGTATGCTGAGTTAATGGTTTTGCTAACTTTACAAACTTACCATCTTTAGTAATTGCATCAAAACCACCATTCTTTTTATAAGCGGGATTAGTTATATTTTCTAACATCCAATCCATATTACCAGTGGTAAATACGTTACGATATATTTTAGATGAAGTTGGTTTATCTGTAAAGTCTCTAGGATTTTCTACATTTACATATGTACCTAGACCTTGTTTGATTCTACCTGTAGACTCTAATCTAGTTCTTGCAAACTCGTGTGGATCTAAGTCAGGAAATAGAGCAGATAATGCTCGGTAATATTCTGGTAGTGAACCACGTTTAAAATCTGATTTCCAATACTTTTCTGCTTGATCTAGGTAAGCTTCTTCTCCGGCTATCGGTGCAGTACTAAATAATAATTCTTTATCAACTATGTAAGCTGTTCTACCTATAGCTAAATCACTTGCAGCTGTGCTATTGTATTTATACTCTGGTAATGTATCATAAGCATTTTGACCTTTTACACCTGTAGCTGTACGCATCTTCTTGATAACATACTCTTCAGCTCCACGCTGTGCCATTTCATCAGATTGGTTTTGAGCTTTTAGACTAGCAAACTCAATCTTATAATCTCGCATCATGTTACGCTCAATAGCTTTAAACTTAGGAGTTTGTGCTTTACTTAGATCATTCTCAAATGTATACTCAGCTATTTGAGCTTTAAGATACTTTTCACTTTCTTCTAAGATTTCTTCTGGTACATTGTTACCACTTCTATTTACAAGTTTAGCTGCTTCAGCTTTTAGTGTAGGATTTTGTATAGTAGCTATATCATCCTCACTAACTATACCACCTGTGCTTGCAATGTGGGTTAATCTTCTAACTCTTTCTACTTCGTCTTCGTAGCCAACAGTATATGCTGTTTTTAGCTCTTCTGGATACTCAGTAGTTTTAAAAGTTTCTCTCCAACTTCTAGCAGTTTCTCTGACCCAATCAAGATCCTTAACACCATCATGCTGTTCAATATTCTGAAACTTCCATAGCTCTTTTGCATTGCTTTCTAACTCGTCAGCTTCACGTTTCATAGCAAGATGTGATTCTGCAACAGCACCTCTAAGTTTTATAGCTTCTAGTGGAAACTTTTTTGCATAGGTCATTTTGCTACCATCATTCCATGTTAGTGGAGTTTCAAGTAATGTTTCAACACTCTGTTGTGATACAAATTGCTGTTTAATGCCTTCTGTCATCGTATCAACCCACTCTTCTCTAGCAAATCTTAATCCTTTTCCGGGAAAAATCTCTTCATAATAAGCAGCTCTCTGTTGTATAAAACCTGTATCACCAAAGTTAGCTTCAATAGGAGCATCTCCCCCTGCTGAATCCCATACTTTAATCATACGGTTTTTACTGTAAGCATCAGTAGCTATAGTATCTTGTCTATTAGCCCACTGTGCCATCAGGTTTTTTTCAGCAGATCGCATAGAAGGTAGTAAATACTTTCTAATTTCTCTGTCAGTTATGTCTGGATTATTACGATAGATCTCTCCTAATACTAAACCTTGAGCAGTTAACGACCACTCGTTAATGTCATCAGGATTAGTAATGTCACCATAACCTAGTCCACCGGGTAGTATTAGACTATTTTTAGCCTGAGCCATTAAAGCAGGCATTTGTAAAGAATAACGATCTAATATCTGTCTAGTGTTTAACTGTTCAGTATCTATAGATCCTATAAGTGCCATATTTTTAGCAAACTTAGGACCGTTATTTGCTACTAATTCTCCGGCTGCTGCATTTAATCCTACACTAATCTCATTATCCATAGTTTCAGCCTGTGAGTCTAGCATGTCTGCTTCATAGTCTTCACCGGCTTGCTTAATCATCTGTATGTGATTAATGTCGTTATCGAAGTTTATCTTATTATCAACTATCTGTTTAGCTTTAGGTATAAAAGCTATCAGTTTATTGATGTTGTCCATCTTCCGACTATGGGAAGCATTATAACTTTCTATTCTTTGCTGAAAGAACTCAGATGTATCTTTTATAGACTTATCTATTTCTTTGTTTTTTTCTTCTACTAATCCAACAGTAGCATCTGTAGATAAATAGTTAGTATCACTAATGTTGGGTGGTGCATCATTAGCTTGATTAATTAGTTTTTGTAGAGTAGCCATTATACCTCCACCATGTCTACGTCAATTTTACTATAGTCTACAGTCAAACTACCATCTTGAATACCTACAGCCATAGGGTTAATTTTAGCAACCTCTTGTGCCATAGCTCCACGATAGCGTTGTGGATGTCCTGTGTAGTTAAACTCCCATATGTTGTGACCCTGTGGTGAGCTACCTACATATGTTATATTCTCTTTTTCTTTAATATCAGAAGAGGCAGCAGCAATAATACTACCAACCTGTAAACCAAAGTTAAGGAATGTACTGAATCTATCACTTTGTGGCATCATAACTGGTGCACCATATTCTGGTGTAAAGCCGAGTGTCTTTCTATTCTTAGCATCCATGGACTGTTTCTTACGTAAGTTACCTTGGTAAGCTAACGCTTGATTTCGGCCATATTGGTTTCGTACTTTATTTCTCAGCTGACCTTTAGCAAATAGCAAGTTCATCAGCTCTCCACTTCTTCTAAAACTTCTAGCTCTACCGCCTTGGTTAACCTTCTGTTTACGGAAGTAGTTTTTCATTAATGATTCTGTTTGTTTCATAGCACTACCTCTAGCATATACTGCTTTAGAGTAGGCATCACTTGTAGCCCGACTAAATCCAATTACATTGTCTTGTAAGGACTTCTTATATCCGGCTTCTCTGTTGAAATACTTGATTCCGGCAGAGTAATATTTAGCATTTTTATCTAGCCACCTTTGCTTCGCTTGAAAGCGAGCGGCTGCATTAGCATCTGCGCACACGGCAAAACTCAATAAAGGGTAAGTAGTTAGGACCATGTAATACTTGACGTAAAAACTTGAATCCTAAAAATTTTAACAGCCTAATGTGGGCTGTATTTCGTTTGTCAACAATGTTCCAGAGGAGGGGTTCTTGACGGTTATCGACATACCGTTTCGCCTCTCTTACAAACAATATCGGTTTTTCATAAATAGCGGGAGTACACAACATCCATATGTCTCCTCGTTGTCCAACTCCGGCCATCCCGGCAGCCTTGCCGCTAGGCGCAGTAAAATACACGCAGGGGGTCGTGTAAGCAGCCGAAAGAAGGTAGCGGATAGGTTCTACCCCCCATCCTTCTTCAAGCTCTCTACGGTCTTCTGGACGTAAATTAGAGGCCACCTCATAGGCAGCCTTAGTTGTGATTGGGTGTATATAATTAGACACGCTTATAATATTTGGGTGTAAATGATCCTTCCCACGACATAGCTCTCAATGTAGCCGGTGCGGGATGTGTTGATTTGACTCTAATGTCTACGTTTGTATTCTTTTCATAGACAGGTACTGTACGTATTACTTCGTTTACAAATGGTGCATCTGATGCTTCATACTCATCTAGCTCAGTAGATTCGTATACTTCAGTGTATGGATCTTTACCTACTCTAGTTAGTGTAGTTTCATATAATCCAGTCTTGCCAAAGTGTACACGTAATCTATGTAAGACGAGCATGCCATTGACATCTGAGCTAGACTTTTCTCCTTGTACCTGTGTAGGGTATATAGTTGGAAAATCTACCTGATAGTCATACAAGTAACCTATATTAAATGTACCTGTTGACCAGTCGCCCGGTAATGTAAAGTCATCATTAGGGCTATTACCTGTTAGTGTAGCAAACGCATATCTACCTATTCTAGCTGTACCAGAATCTTTATCTATGACTACAAGAGAACCGTTAGGTGTAGTTACATCTGGTATCCATGTAGATTGTCCTGTAAATGTAGTTAAATTTGTAGATGCGTTATATACACCACCAGTAACGGTTGTATAATTATCTAAATGTAAAAGATAATTAACACCATCCTGATCTAAGCTGATATCATCATCATCTTGTACAAGACTAAGAGTCTGTAAAAAGTTATCTGTATCTAAAAAGAAGTAATCATCATTAATTATAAAATGATATAATAATGGATTGTTAAACTTCCATTTAAACCATGCTTGTTGTTGTCGTTTTTCAGCTACGTTAAAGTATCTAAATCCAAATACTGTATCCGAGTTAGTCTTACCAAAAAGCACCATAGAATTTTCTCTGGAATTTGTAAGAAGATCTATGTCTTTAGCTAATAACGTAGGTACAATTTTACTTGGTTCTACAACAGCAGGTTCTCCTTCTCGTCGTACGTTAGCCATTTCATTGAAGCGGCTAAACTTACCTGAGTTATCTACATACGCAACCGTCACACCTAATGAGATTGGTGAGATTGCTTTGTTATAATTATATGTAGCTACACTACGTAGTTTAGCAGTTTCTGGGTTTAGTATTTCAGCATCTGATGACAGTAAGAATTGTTGGTTAGTACTAAATACTAGCAACCCACTGTTAACTTCTATAGCATCAAATATATCAGATGGGAATGTAGAGGCACAAGCTATATCTATAGCATCTGCTGCTCCTACTGCTAGTGCAGATTCTGCAAAGAAATCTGGCTGACCTAAACTTCCGGGTCGACATAATACTACGTTTTCTCCGGCTAAGAAAGCTAATCTGTTTCTAAAAAAGACTACCTTGTTAATACGTTTACCTACAAAGGAAGGCATAGGATTTGTTACCTCGTCACCAACACCTCTGTCAGCATATGTAAACTGTTTTACAGTAAATGTAGTTGTAGCTGTTCTCTGGATAACTAATGGCATGTTAGTTAGGGTTTTAGTTATACCCGGTTTTGCACATTCTACCCATGAGCCAGAACCATCTAAATTATTTTCTCCTTCAAATCTTAGGTAGTAATCATCCTCATCAGATATTCTGGCATTTGATACTTTGACTATATAACCATGTCTACACTGAGCAGGCAGTCGAGATACATCATTAACAGACTTCTGGAAGACTCGCATAATGTCATCTTCTAAGACCTCTATAGTAAAAGGATTAGCACTAGAATAGTATACACCAGTACCTATGATTTTAGCAGTTATACCTGATGGTAAATTTTCTGTCATACCACCTAATATAGCTTCTGCTGTAACAGCTGTGTCAGCATCAAAAGGTGTAGGAGCAGGTCGTATAAGTCCATCGTGGTTAGTTGCTACAGTAGCTTTTACCTGTGTAGATTCATGGTCTTCTATTCTAACTGTCATTGTAGCTTGACCACCACTAGAATTAGCAGTGCTTGCAAATGAAGGACTGATTGTTACAGTCTCTCCTGTAGTCCAACCTTCTCCGCCATGTAATAATACGATCTCAAGACTGTAGCTGCATCTGTAGTTCTGTCCACCCGGACCTTCGTTAGCAGCACTATAGTTAGGGCTAATACCCTGTTGACCTAGAGCTGTAAGTCTGAATGTTAAGTTTTTACCATTACCAGATCCTATGCCAGATCCATTACCTCCGGGTTTAGATACACTAAATACTTCTGTACCAATACCGGGACATGATCCTGTACCGTCTGCTTCACTAAAAGTATTAGCTGTAATTTTGACACGTGTAGCTCTGTTAACTGTTGTTAAGTTACCTGTAGAGCTATCGTCATAAATGTTTACAGCATACTGTCTACCATTTTCTGTTCTGGTTAGTTCGACAAAAGCACAATGAGCTTCTGGTCTATCATCTGTTGTACCAGTAGCAGTTACTAATGTATTAGCGTTAGTTGTATCTCTACTGCTTACAAATGTAGTATCATTAATTGTTAAGAATTGTAAGTTTTCTGGTGTGCTTGTAGCTAGGTAGTTTTGTATAGCTGTTTGCCCACCAGTACCATAAGCTGTGGTCATTTGTTGTCCATCACTACAACGCCATACACGTACCTGACCATCAGCTGCTACTTGACCTATATAAGATCCTTCTGTTTCATCTCTGTAGTAGTGAAACCATGAGCCACCACTTTGTACGTTAGGTAATTTAGTTGTACCTACACGTCTAGCACCCGGTCTTTTAAACAAACCTTTGGTTACGTCTGGTACAGCATTTATACAGTCCTTAACTTGTCCGGGAAATTTTAAGTGGTCTGGCTGTTCTGATATACCCGCTGAGTAAGCCGGTACAGTTTGTCTAATATTTGTCATTACTTTTTCTTTGTTTTTTTGTCCTTACCTAGATATCTAATCTGAGGTATTGCATTAGGGTCAGCAGGCATTATAGGTGTTATACCTCCTATAGGATTTCCGTGAGAATCAACAGGGTCACCATATTTATCATACCTGATTTCCAACGTTTTTAATTTTTTGTCTCTGTTGTACTCTTCTTCAGTATATTTAAAAACCATTATCTTACTAAGTTCCTCCATGGTTCGTAAGCTGTATATGCAGTATCTTCTGGTAAACCAAACATAGTATGGTTGCCCTGATTACATTCATATTCCATAAGTGCAGCTCGTGCTTGTCCTTCTTGTGCACCTAATAATTGTACTAATCCGGGATTAGATACTAACTGTACAGCTGCCTGCCTTGATGCTCTATAAGTAATAAATCTTCTGAACACAGGTGGTAAGTCATCAAAATTATATAATCTGACAACATCTAAATAGATCTCACTTACGTCAGAGAAATCGTCAGTATGGTCAAACTTATCATAAAGATAACCACCTCTTCTAACAACATCATAGTGTCTGTCTTTCCATCCATCAGTTACATCGAGTTGTAGTATGTCTGCTCCTATAGCTATTTTACCAGTTACAGAATCAGGTGTGTAGCGTACATGTTTTTCTTTATTAAAATGCCAACCTTCTGCCTGTACGTCTACGTTAGCATCTTTAAGTAGATTATATATAAATTGTATTTCTGGGTTAGCGTTTGTAATTACCCCTGTAGTAGGGTCCTTAAGTTGTGTTATTGGTGATTGCCCGATTGCTCCCAGTATTGAGTTAACTGCGGATAGTTCGGTATCGAGGTCAATAGTTGTGGAAGCCATAAAAAAAGGGGGACACGAAGTCCCCGTATAAAAAAATAAAAATTAAGCGTTAGTTGGGTAGTTGTCGCCGAACGCAGCGTTACCAGTAGAACCGGCATCTGCACCTGCGAGTAACTCAACACAAGCAGCAGGGTTTAGGAAGTCTGCACCCATTGCTAAACGTCCAAGGATTACGTCACCTTGGTAAACAACTGAAATGTCTCCACTTGTTATCTGAACCTGTGGTCCGATAGCTTCTACAACACCCGCAGCTTCTCTTTGGAAGATAAGTCCGCAGCTGTTCTCAAAGTCAGAGTGGTTACCGTAGTTGTTTTCGATACCAGTTTGGTTAGAACGTGCATCTTCAACTCCATTAGCAGTTGTGTCATCGCCAATGAATGAACCTACGTTTCCGGGGCTTGTTACACCGGGGTTTGTAGCTGATGCAGTACCATACTTAGTACCATAGTTTCCGAAGAAAGGTATGTTCATTGACTTGTAGATCTTGATGCCTGCAATCTCAATGATTCCTTGTCCAGACTGTAATGCAGTACCTTGAGCATCTCTGTTGATTAGAGAGTTTGACTCAACGTTCTGTATTAATTCGTAGTACTGTCTTGGGTTCAACACAGCAACTCTACCATCAGAGCTTACTCCTTTTTCGTCAAGAGCAGCAGCTGCATCGTAGAAACCGTTGATTAAACATGTAGCATCATAAGCAGCAGTAGCGTTTGTTACAC